GAGCTAACCTACAACCTGACTATAAGATTGACCATACAGCCTTCTCTACTATTACTATGAATAGAAATTTCAGAACTGCCTTACATCAGGACGCAGGTGATTACGGAGGTATAGCTGTATTAAGTTGTCTTGAATATGGTAAGTATAGAGGATGTCTTTTTATGATACCTAGATATGGTATAGGGATAGATTTGAGACAAGATGATATACTAGTAGCTGATGTTCACCAGTATCATTGTAATAGTGAAATATGGACTACTAATGAAGATGATGAATACAATGCTAGTTTACCTAAGGTATTCAAGGGCAACCCTGAGGTAGGCACTATTGGCTGTTATGAAGATTATAGTAGGATAACTTTTGTATCATATCTCAGAGAAAAGTTAATTAACTGCGGTTAGTATTTAAAAATATTATCACTTATAAATATAATGAACATACACAAGACCCACAGCAAGACAGACCTCATAGAGCTTATTAATACTCTTGATTTACCTGTTATTAATAGTCATCAAGACAATAAGAAATCTATTCAGTTAAAGCTACTTCAAGTGTTAGGCAAAGACCTCACATTTACAGACAACGTATACAAGATACATAATAGTAGTGAGCTACGAGCCTACTTGATGACTCAAAACCCTAAGAAGAATCTGAATGTAAAGGAGAAGAAAGATTTAATGATTATATGTAAGAAGATTATACATTATTGTAATAACGGATATTGTATCTATAAGAGTCAATATGTAGATGAGAAACAAATAGAAGATGATATGCTCTATATTAAACAGTTCGGAGACCTACCCTCTGTTAGACGAGCATGTAGGCTAATGAATGATAATATTATGAGTAAAGTTGTCTATGAACCCTTAATATCACCTCAGGTTCGCAAACAATTAGAAGAAAAAGAAAAATTAAAAAATAAGAATGTCTATCAATGTAGAATTCGTAAAGGTCCATTTACTATTAAATTTGATTAATTTATATTTCAAATTATTATATAAGTAGTAGTATAAAATGACCCGCACATCAAAGAAGAAGACTATCACCCCTCACTTCAAACCCGCACCTGAATTTACAGAAGACCTCGGCTTTGAGTGGTCTCAAGAATGGGAGCTACCTGAGAAGACTGGGACTCATATACAAGAAGACTGGTTAGAGCTTCTTGAAATGGTATGTATGGAATATGAAGATAGAGAACTACCTGTCCCTGAAATAAAAGATATCATAGATAAACTTATACCTACTCTACTTGAATGTAAGTTGCCTACATGGGAAGACTACTTACAAGAAGCTATTAAGATGCTTGAACTATAATATGTAATTCTATGGCTCGCTTATACTTATCAGGTTTATTTACTTTAAACTCCTCTAATCTATTGTTTCTCTTGTAGTAATTGACAAGATTACGTAGATTGATTCTTTCTCTATTCTTTTGTCTATATTCTATCTGTTTAATAGGATTACTCTCTACATATTTACGTGATGCCTCACGCCTCTTCTTTACTCTCTCTTCATCTACTTTAATATGGTTATGATAATAAGCTCTATCTCTCGCTTTTTTCTCTTTGTATTGTTGTAAGATACGTTGTATTTCTTCGTTATTCATTATATTATCTATACTATATTATAATTATAATCTTAAATATAAATGACAGATTATTTTACTCATTATCTATGTGTTGTATTAGTAGTAAGTTATTTACTCGGTTGGTTCAAGTTGTTTCTGTGGGTTGCTGGCTAGGTAAGTAAGCTTGCTTCAATTCATCAGTTAGTTCTAAGGATATCTTTTTCTTTACTTTATGATTGTATATTACCGCTTTTGTATCCCATCTAGGTAATATCCTATGTAAGTATTCTTCTGCTTTATTAGGTATGTTAACTTCTATATCACCATACATACATTTACGTAGAGGGTATAACTCATCACCTATAAATGATAAGTTCGCATAGTGCTTCTGAGGGAAACAACCTTCATCTAATAAGAATATATCTATCCATAAGTTATCTTTTTTTAACTTCGCATATTTACCCACCCTAACTAATTTATATTTATTATTACTCTCTACCTGATACCTCAACCATTCAAGAGTCGCATACTGTTTCTTATCTATGGCTATATCTATATCATCGTCCCATGGTATCATACCCCCATGTCTAATAGCACCGAGTAGTGTCCCATCAGTAGCTACCCATTCAATAGAATTCTTGTTTAATATGTATACTAAATGATTAAACATCTCATAGTATTCATTTACTTCTTGTTGACTAAGCACTTTGTATTCGTCCATTTATATCTATATGAGATTTTATTTTGAAAAGCATTAAAAAAGATATCTTTATTTGAGAACCACTATATCAAACCCCGATAAGACCTTGAAAGCTTTACCAGTCTTCTTACCATGTTTCTTTGCTTCAAGTTTATTAATAAATTCAATATCTTCACCGTCCCAATTACCGATAACTTCTAAATCATTATTTAATACCTCATCGGACTCTTTTGATAAGTTATATGATATACCTTGATACACTAGTTTAGTATATCTATCTGTATCTATACTATCATTAACTTCCAGAGGGTCTGACTTTTGTCTCATAAGTTTAACACTATCTACCAGATTTTTGTAGTCTTGACTACTCATAGAGCTCATATTCAAAGTCCCACCATAATTTAATGAACGGTTGAAAGCAACCTCATTAGGGTCCCTAAAAAATCCTGAGAAATCTGTGGGCTTATTTAATTTCTCTATATACTCAGCGGTGGCTGGTGTAGAATTCAACATATTTGATACATCACTGACAGGTGCTGGTGGTATAGGACTGGTGGAAAGGTGAGACCGTTTCTCCGGGGCGGGGGAGAATGTAGGTTTCGGTGGTGCTTTCGGCGATGTAGATAACATAGATGGTAATACAAACGAACTACTCGTCCTTACTATCGGCTCTTCTTGAAATTTAACTTTACTAGTCTTAGGTGCGAGCCCAGCCTTCTTACCCTTTAATACTCTCATTTCTGTTAACTGAACTTCTGTAAAGTCTTTCCAATGACCTAGCTTCTTGAATGCTTCTATCATCTCAGGTTTCTTCATAGTGAGTCGCATACCTTTCTTCTTGAGAGCGTTATCCTTGATATATTGTTTCATCTCGGGCATAGTGCTTAGTTGATTCATCTTATAGTAGAAAGTATAAAAAAAGATATCTTTTGTTATAAAAATATTTTCTTATAGTATATATATACTATGGAAAGTAAAGAACCCAAGGAACCTAAGATGAAGAAGAATATGAAAGTCCCTAAGATATTGAAAGTGAAAGATGTTGATGAAGACCTACGCTTCAAAGACATACACGACCACCTACCTAAGATGCCTTGTTTAGCATTATTAATAGGCAGTGTTAAAAGTGGTAAGAGTAATCTATTATGTAATTTCTTCTGTAATGAAGACTTCTATAAAGGTATGTTTGATACAGTTAAATTTATCTCTAATACACTCCATACAGATAATAAAGGTATGCTACTCAGTGAATACTTTGATACAGAAGACCACTATGAAGACTGGATGATAGAAGCTATTAAACAAGAACAGAGCCAATATCCGAGAGATGATAGACCTAGTTATGCTCTTATATTAGATGATATCTTAACACAAGATTTTAGTAAGAGTAATGCTGTATCCTTTTTCTCTACTCGGTTCAGACATTATATAGACTTTTATTGTATTGCTACACAGAGTTTCCGAGCTGTATCCGGTATGATACGTAATAACGCAAATAGTGTCTTTGTATGTAGGCAACAGAATATGAAAGAGCTTAATAAGATAGCTGAGGAGTATGGTCCTATGGTAGGTGGTGAAGAGAACTTTATTAAACTATATAAGCAGATTCATAGAGAACCTTATCAGGTGATGTATATTGACTTACAAAGCAACCCTGCCAGAGTGCTTCACAACTTTGAAAAGGTGGTCTATAATGGAGATGATTCTCATTCAATAGAATAATATTATTAATAATTCATTTGAAAGATAATCTATTAATAGTTATAAATGGATTTATATACTGTTGATGTAAGCGCTAGAACAGCTCGTCATCGTAGGCGACAAGAGTTAGAGAATTATAACGCCGCCGTAGACCAGTATAGGAGAGACCAGGCAGCCGAGATTATCCGTATCAAGACTGAGGCAGAGGGTAGAGTCTCTGATATAGAAGGAGCGGACTTAGAGAAAAAGATAGGTTCAACTCAACAAGCATCTCTATCTACGTTAGGCGTCACTTATGATATCTTAAAAGGTAATATAAAAGCACCTGAGAAGATTGTTCCTTTTGGATTAGGTGAAACTGAATTAGTTCAGAAACGTATGGGGGCGTTTGAGAGACGTAAAATAGCCAGACAAGGTGAGAAGGTTAGGGCTCTTGGTAGGGCACGAGGTAAAGTTATCCCTGAACCACCCCCTATACCTGAGGGAGGTGTAGTGGGTAGAAAACCGATTACAGTAAGAGATGATACTTTTGTTAGAGAATCTATTGGAACTACTCAGGCTAGATTAGAGAGTAGGGCTCTTAGAGAAAGTGAACATTTACTAGGTAAGAGTAGTAGTAAAATAGGTCAGGCAGCCAGTAAAGTAGGTAAGGGGGCTTCCTTTGTCGGTCGTAAGGCTGCGGTAGGTGTAGTCAGACATGCGGGTCCTGCTCTGAATATTGGTATGGGTGCTATGGATTTAGTAGAGGATATATCTGCGGGTGAAATAGTAGGTCAAAATACTAGTGAAAAGACATCTAATGTATTACAGATTGGTAGTGCCTTTGCTGAATTAGGTTCACTAGGTATTGGGGCTGCTATTGGGGCAGGAGTTCTTGGAGCTGCCGCCGCTCCCGCAGTAGCTACACTCGCCTTAGTAGGCGCAGGATTAGGTGTAGGGAGTGCTGTGGCTGAGGTAGTCGGTAGTATTGGTGAAACAGAAGAAGCTAAAGAAGAGATTGAAGGTGAAGAAGAAGAAGATATAGAATCAGTAGAAGAAGCCACTAGAACAGGTCCTCAAATGAAACGAATAGAACAAGCTGGATTAGTTCAGGGAGCCATTGCTCCTAAATTAAGAGGTTAAATTTAAAATTTCAAATTATTATATTGATGATTGTATAATATGCCTTCTAAAAAGTCGCCCATACAAAAAAATTCTGATACATTACAAGAACTTTTGCTACTTGTAAGACATCTCAAAAATGAAGTTAAAGAGGTGAGAAAAGAAGTAAGTATTATCAAATCACAAGTAGGCGTTATAGAAGTAGAGAAGCCTACTGAGAGCTCTTGGTTTTGGTCTTAGGTAAATCTACTAAGCCTAAGACATCTCTAACATTACATCTACTACATAATATAGCTCTAACATTATCAGTGCCGTCTGTAATACTGTGATCGTGGTCTACACATTTTAAATTATTAATAGAAAACCCACCGCCACAGAAATTACATGTAGTCGTTGATTCATATATCTCATATAGAGTATCATAGCAATGAAAATTTATCCCATACCTATTCTTCCATTGATAAATAGTATTGTATTTGTTTCTCTTAGGAGTTAGTCTATATTGATTATCATATTGTCTAGTTTTCTCTCTATTCTTTGCTCTATACTTAGCATAGTATTCACGTCTTTTTTCTTGTTCGGTCTGATTATCCATACTCATCTATTATACTAATCCTTTAAATATATTTATTGATTTAGAACGCACTCGCATAGATACCCGCTGTATCCTTCCACGTATGCTTCTTTAATGTCTTTAATGTCTCTTGGTTATATTGTTCTATCTGTGCCTTCTTCTTTTTCTCTGCCTTACGCTCCTTTCTCATAGCCTCTACTTTCAATATAGCATCTAAATGACTTTTCTCTAAGTCCTCCTTAGTTAACCCTACATATTGAACCTTAGGTTTAGCCTGAGTCTGTTTCTCATATACAAAATTAGGATTAGATTCACCTGTTTCTTTATCTACTGGTTCTTCTACTTCTTGTTTTAACTTCTGAAATTCTTTCTCTTTCTTCTTTTGTAAGAGTTGTTTCTCCTCCTGAGCCATAGCCTTATTCTTTTTACGCTGTTCTGCTAGAAACTTACGCTTAGCATTCGCCTTCTCCCTAGCTATCGCTAGTTTCGCCTTATGTTCTTCTGACATAGGTTTACGTGGCTTACCCTTCTTAGTTAGTTTCACCTTAGGTTTCTCTTCACTGAATATATCCTGTGCCTTAGGTTCAGGCTTAGGGACAAACATAGGCATATCAGGCTCAGGGTCATCAGGCTTCTCTAAGGGAATACTATCATCTAGTGGCAGTTCATCTACCTCACCTGTTTCTGTGATGACTTCTTGGACGGCTGGCTTCTCATCTATGATATCATATTGTAGGCTTTCAGGTAGCTTGTTCATTTATAACTTACCCTATATTTTATTATTATAGAGAAAATTTTGGTAAAAAGTGGTAAAATTATGAATATATATGGTAAAATGATAGATTTAGATTTATTTTATAGTGATAGCTTTCTCCTTTACATGTAAGACTATAATAGTTGTGCCTACAAGTGAGTCGGCATACGTCTCATCTGAGTAGCATAGTGATATATCAAAGGAGTTAGCGGGTATCTCTTCACTATTATTCAAATCTAGGTATATCATATTCTTAGGTTCTAGATACAGAGGTCCTGATACATTTGTCCCATCAAACCGAGGTAAGTGGGATATAATCTTAGATGTATTCTTATTAAAGGCATTCATAGACTCTTGTGTGAAGTTATCTAATCTAACAAAGATAGATTTACTACTAATCAGTCTAGGTATACTTGACGAGGCTACTTGAAAATCTACTACATTCACATCGTCAAAGAAGTCTACTACGGGTGTTGATTCAAATCCGAGTAATCGTTTCCACAATCCTGCTTCCGCCGTAGAGGTATATCTATCAGACTCAGATAAGATAAATACAGGGATTAAGTAATCGTATCTCAGGTCGGGGGTTGCGCCTGTTAAGTTATCATATTCGTAGTCTTGTGCGAGAGCGGAGCCACCACCCGATAGAGACCCTTTATTAATAGGCTTTCTACCCATTACTTCTAAGATATCATCTATATTACCTTCTGATACACATTCTTGCTCCCAAGAGTAGTAGCCACCCGCTCTATCAGGGTGTAGCCAGCCTCCCGCAGTTTCTCCGTCATATTGATACAGACCATACGCAGCATCAGAAGGGTCTAACCAGCCTTGTCCGTAGGTAGTGCCTGGGTTTCTGTCATAGTTAGATGCGGCTCCCGTATATTCTTCTATGATTAAGGAGCGGTCTTTATCTAATGAATTTGTATTATTAATAGCCGTGACTGGATAGAGAGACCAACAGTCTTGAGATATCGGTTTTAACTGATGAGACGCACTTTCAGTAGAGAGATAGGGTAATAGAGGATAATAGGTTCCATTACTACCATCTCCCGCAGCTCCCTTAGATTTAACGAAATATTCTACGACTTCACCATCTACTCGCATCTCAAAGGCATAGGCTCCATATCCATCGGGTAATAAGTTGCCTATCACGTTGAAAGCACCGCCTCTACCATTCTGAAATGAACCACTATGATTCCAGTATTCAACAGGCTCCCATTTAGGTCTTAAATTATTTCTGACATTATCCCTTTGTCCAGCTACTAAATCACCTGTATCTACTACACAGTGTCCGCAAACTATATCACCTATTCGGTAAGGTCCTTCATCACGAGCAGCGACATATATCCAAAAATCACAATAGAACTGCCATAGTCTACTATATCCTGAACCATTATTATAATTATAGTAGGGTGGATTGATACGTCTTCTATTATTACCGTCTCGTTGAACTGATGGACGACTGAGACCCATTAATCCCGAACATTGTTGATTATCAGCCCCACCACCTAGATACATGTCATCTATGGTGACTCGGTAGATACCTGATTTAGTAGCGATAGGAGGGATATTATAGATAGCACATTGTGTAGAAGGTCGGGCTATACTCACCCTAAATCTTCCGGGACCTGCTCCTGTATCGCTTCCATTAGTATAAGACCACCCTGTGGGGGTATTACCATATCTTCGGCTCCAAAAGACATTTTCAAGAGCACTTTCAGTAGGCGGGACAAGATTATTAAGTTCGTAATTAGGAGCACCTCTATTACTAGTCAGTCCAGCACCTAACAGAAAATTATATCCTGTGAATTTACCATCCGCATCTTGTGTAATAGAGACGTTGACTTGATTGACTAACTGAGGGTGATAGATATATCTATTCAGAGCATTTGTAAGCTCACCAGCGAGTTCCATAGGGTTTACTCGTATATTACCTGTTCTATTTCTGTATAAAGATACACGAATAGGTAGATTGACTCCATCTTCTTGTGAATCTAATCGTAAAGAGGCGTTCGTATAATCACCTTTAACACCTTGTCCGAAGTAGACGTAAAAGAGCTTAGCTTCATCACCTATCACTATGGAGCCATCTAAGTTAATCTTAGCACTATGAAGAGCTACCTGAGCATTCTTAGGTATTTTCATAGTAGAGGATAACGCATTACGAAAAGAGTAGGGTTTAAAGATAGATGAATCTTGTCCTACAATATCTTCCTCGGGTTCATTACTACAAACGATTAACGACATTTATACTATAAATTATATATTAAATAAAAATATTAAATAATATATAAAAATGATGAGTTCTAAGCCTAAGGTAGCAAGTAAGTCTCTCAAACAAGCTAAGATGAAGATAACTAAGGCTAAGCCTATGGATACGACTAAGCCACGATATGAAGCATTTCAAGAGGTCATTATACCTGAAAAGACTTCATATAAATTTAAACAGAGCGATGTATTTGAAGTATCTAACAAAAAGACTAATAATAGAAAAAAGAGTAAGAAATAGAAATGTGTAAAAAATGTATATATATACACTGGGTTTTGGATTTGAAAAAAGTCCTTAGAGGAATATTTCATTTGATAGAATAGATATCTAAATTTATGAGATGTATATATATATATACACATTTTGAACACTTTATTTGTGTAATTATATACATTTAAAGATTAAATATATACATTTATAAAGAATGGAAGAGTATGCGAATTATAAGAAAGATGAACTTAATGATATATTTGAGATAGTTAACTCAGAACATTTGAAACTGAAAGGTAGGGAGAAGATTATAGCTAAACGACAATTCAATAGTGTATGGAAGCGTGATAATAAAGGATTAGGGTGCTTTGATTTATTTATGAAGTTATATGAGTCCTACGATAGAGTTGAAAAAGAAATGAACTGGTGGAAAGAATATGCTCCTTTTCCAGCTCAGTATTATAGAGAGAAGAAAGCAGTCTCTAATGCTAGGTATGCTAAACGTATACGCTATTGTGAGACAGAGATAGAAGAACTAGAACAAAAACTAGAAGATGTAGAGTCAGGTAAAGGATATATCAGTGAACAAGACCACGAAACTAGATTACAAGAGGCTATTAATAATGAAAAACAAATCATTAGAGAACAATCTGATACAATTACTAAACTACGTAATAAAGAAAACTTCTTACGTGATAAATTAGAACATAATGAAGGTAGACTATCCGCTCAGAGAAAATACTATGAAGACCAAATTGATAAGCTCACCTCTACTAAGTCTAAGGACTAATAGGTTCATCTACATAATCTAAGGTTAAATCCTTCAAATCCTTCTTTACTGGTGAATCAACCTGACTATCAGTAGGCGGTAATACAATATCTACGGGCTCCTTACCGAATATACTACATCTATCTAATCCATTACAGATAGGCGGTTTCGCTACTTTATATTTTTTAAACTTCTTTTTGAATACACTTATGATATCATCGTCTACCATAGGTGATTGTTCTATCAATCTATCATACTCAGCCCTAGTAATCTTCAAGAAGTCATGGGCATTTTGTCTACGCTTAGGGTCTAAGGCTAATTCTATACTGATACTTCTACCTAATTTACTCCATGATACACCACAAGACCTATGGCTCTCCATAGTTTCAGCTACTTTTAAGAAATTTTGTAAGGTGCCTAAGATACCTGCTAATATATTCACACCTCCTATTAATGCCTGACCTAACTTCTGACCTTCCTCAGGCACATAACTAGTGAGACCCGCATTAGCGACTCCTGTTAATGTAGATAATATAATCACAGGTATACTAAATGAATAATATCTTTTTCTATACTTCTTTTCACTTTTCGCATGGAGCCATCTATAACACGAAGCTTTCTCAGACCATTCAGCTAATAATCTTTCACATTCATCAGACCATACTTCTAACTCTTCTGGATTAACTTTAACCATCTATATATGAACTTTTTTTTTTATTTTAATGATAGTATTTATATATAATTCTTAGTATAAACTATGAGTTATTGGCAAACGGAAGATGTGGTTCAGATTAAGGAGGAACAAGTCTCTATCCCTAATGAACAAGGTCTTAATATTAAGGTTGAATCAGTCGGCAGGAAGGTATCCTTTGATATACCTGCGGGTTCAGTAGAATTTATGAGTGGTAAAGACTCTTACTTAGAGTTTGATATGGATATTGATTACCCAGCAGGACGAATCCCGACTCGGCTTCAGCTAGACCCAGCAGGAGCAGGTATGATATGTCAGAATATCCGTATCTATGATGGTGGTCGTGGTAATATTATTGAAGAACTAAATGAATATAATCAGATAGTCGCTATTAAACACGACTACGATAAAGATGCTTCACTCAAAGGGACTCGGGCTCTAATGGAGGGAGCTACTTTCTACAACCCTCAGCATCAAGGGACACTCGGTAATAGTAAATCTGATATGGCGGATTTGACTACGAATCCATGGTTCAAAGCCTATCAAGAGGAAGACCAGACCGTAGTATGGGACGGTGATACTCGCAAGGCTTCGGTTCATTGTTGTGTCCCTATTCATTCGGGAGTGTTCTCTGGACAAATATTCCCTAATATGCTTACAGGTCTTTACATAGAGATTGACCTAATGCCCGCTCCACGTATTGTGAGACAATTAGACTCGGTTGTTAAAGACCGCCGTAGAACTCTCAACCCTGTATTCCGTGGTGCTAGAAATCAAGGCACAGGAGCCGTTATTGCTCCTTGGAATGCTAACGATGCGACCGATGTAGATGGTGTATGGCTTCAACCTGTAAACTCCTGTAATTCAGTAGAGAACTGTCCGTTTGTAGTAGGTGAAACTCTTGGATTTGTAGATGGTCGCCCCGATCAAAGAGCAGCCGACCACGCGAATATTATTGCGGGAGGTGGTGTCGGTGGTTATGAAGCCCCAGTCATCGGTGAGATTAAGATGTTAGATGATGGAACGGGTACAGATTATCTATTCTTACAGTTCTCTAATGCTAATGATGTGAGAAATGGAGTAGCGGGTGGTGGTCGTGGTGCTAATTGTGTAGCAGACCAGACATGTCTATTCTCGGTAGCTGCGAGTGAACAGGCTGACGGAACAGCCCTCACCTCCTACCCAGTAGCCTACAATGTAAATAACTTGAACCTAGTTGTTCAGAAAGTTATTATGGACGATGCCTATAAATCAGGTATGCTACAAAAAGCACGTGAAGGTAGTGCGATAGAGTTTGATATATTCTCTTATACTAATTATAAGAACTCTATGTTAGCCAGTGATAGACAAGCCTCTTTCTTAATTCACTGTAATAATTCAAGAGCTAAGAGTGCTATTATTGTGCCTACGGACTCTACTGTATACAATGATGCTCAGCTTGTATCTAGCCGAGGCACCTATGAAGTAACGGCTGATAGTATGGACGGTGTTCTGAATTCAGGTCGCTCGGGTATCTGTGGTGTATGTGATAATCTAAGTCAAGTTCAATATCAGATTGACGGACAACTTGTCCCATCTCGCCCTATCTCTACACGTAAGATTGCTACACGTAAATCTATTGATGCTTTCCATATATACGAATTAGAAAAGACCTTAGCTAACGCAGGTATTACACCTCACTCCTTTACAGAATTTATGAATAATTTCATTATCGGTAGAGGCTTCGCAGTCAACTCAGGGGTTATGGATTTACGTAATAAAGACTTCTCTATCCAGCTTCAATATACCGAGGCTACGGCACCTACTAAACCTAAGATGTTCTCTACTTTCATTCACCACTTACGCCGTGTAATGATTAAGAATGGACAGACTACTATTATTCAGTAAGTAAAGTATAAAACTTTTATTATTTTATTAATATCTCTTTTATGTAAGTCATAGTATAAAATGTCTTCACGCTACTTGTCTCTACGCCCTGATAATATCAGCCCTGATGCGACTATCTCCTTCAAACAAGGTTTCCCTGTATTAACCTTCACTATTCAGAGTCAGTCGGGTATCCTTGACCCGCGCTCTATCCGTATCAATGGTGAGCTTATGGTATACAAAGATAACCTTAATAATCCTACACCTGTATTTGTAGATGATGCCACACCTAAGATTACTATGGATAGTCGTTTAGGTGTCTTTGCTCTATGGGACCAGTTAGTCATTCGCCATAATAAATCTAAACAGATATGTGAACATATTAGACACTATAATAAATACCTTACAAGTTATCTTGGATTGACCTCCTCTCGTCAAGATATGATAGGTCATCTAAGTGAAGCGTGCCTTATCCAGCCTAATCCGGAGGCTATGTTTAAGAATGTAGTGGCTTCATCTACGGCAGCACAAAATGAAGCTGTCCCGAAGCACTTCTCCTGTCATCTACCTTCTGGTTTTATGATGAGTGGTAATAGTATTAATCTATTAGAGAACTCTTTCGGTGGTTTCCAGATTGAACTTCATCTATCTCCTGACTCTAATTGTCTATTTACGGATAATGGTGTAGTAGGGGCGAATGGTGATGCTCACTATGAATTGAAAAATGTAAGCCTAACATGTGAGGTCTTTGATATACCCGCAGGTGAACTATCGGCAGCACAGTCTCAGACATCAGGAGCCTTAGAATTCAATACTATCTCATCGCTCTATACATCTATTAATACCTCTAACGCTCAACTTCAATACAATCTCGGTCTCAAGAACTTACAGTCGTGCTTCGTGACTTTCACTCCATCAGATAATATTAATACTTTGACTGAGAATGGTCTAGCCACGACCTATCCTTCTAATGATGATGATAATCTTGTAGAATTTACAAGAGTTCAATGGCTCAAAGGTGGTCGTAAATACCCAGTAGATTTTGATATGTTATCTAATGGTTCGTCTACCTATCCACTCAATACTAACATAGGCGTTGCGGGCTCTGAATCTTCCTTCTTAGTTAGTGATGGTCAGTTAGCGAAACAGTTTGCCGATGCGGTTATCCCCGAAGGTATGTTAGATAGAACTTCACTATCACCTATCAATCTAAATCGTATGTATGACCTTATTAATGGATTAGGTGCTGATCAATATAAACAAACTCCCGATGGTGGTTCACTCTTCGGTTTAGGTATGCGCTACTCTCAGTTTAATAAGGGTCAAGACTTCTCTTCTGAACAGTGGGGTCTATCCTTAGAATCTAACCTAACTACCGATAATCCACAATCAGTCTTTATGTTCTTCAAGGCTAAGGCAGTCCTCGCATGGGACGGAGCCTCCGTTCAGCTAATGAGCTAATTTTTTAAAATTATTGAATGAGTATTAATATCTTATTATTAATAAATGGATAACTTACCGATACATTGGCTTATTAATAAATTCTTTGAACAATACCCTCATTACAGACCTACAAGTCCTCCTATAAGTGATGATGAATATGAACCCCCCTCAGATTATGATACAGATGAAGATGATGATTTATAATTATACGTAATAATTCTACTTATTTTAACATATATATTTTAATAAGCACTACTATATAAACATGTCAGTAGTTCCAGATTTGATTAAGCTTTCACAAGTCCCAGTTAACTTTGCGTCAAAGATAGAGACAGACCTATTAGAGCCAGTAGTTCAGCAAGATGGTAGCGCTACGGGTGATGGATTTTGTCGGTTTGATTTACAGCGTAAGGGTTTCCTTCACTCTCAGTCTAAGTTGTTTATCACTTTGAAACCAGCCGCGGGAGCCACTACTAACTACTTACCCCCTAATATTGGTATTGGTTCTGTTATTAAACGAGCTACATTAAAAGTAGGTAATCAGGTTCTTAATGAAATTTCTGATTGGTCATCTCTCCATGTAATTAAGAGTGCTGAGATTGATAATGAGAATAATGTAGAGCGTGAGTTATATACTACGGGTCGCTACTTGAACCATAAGTGGCTCTACCGAGGCACCGCGGCTACAACTACAACCTTCCCTACGGCTGAGCGATATGGTCTAGATATTGGTCGTGAGTATGGTGATCGTCAAGCAGGGACACAGAGAGACTTGAAGATGATACCTTTCGCTAATTATGATGGTGATACTCCTACTGAGTGCCCTACCTATCAGGTAGATTTATCAGACCTCTTCCCCTTCTTGAAGACACACTCTCTACCTCTTTATATGATTCAAGACCAACTCTCTATTGAGTTGACGTGGGCTCCTAAGACTAATAAGCGTCTATGTCGCCGACCACTTGTAGGGGCAACCGAGGTCTCTATTGAACTAACAGACCTTAAATTCTGTGCTGATTATATCTTCTATACAGATAGTGATATGATGACTCGGTATCAAGAAGCTAACCCTGTAATAGAGTTCGCTTTCCCTGATTACAGGTTATCTAAGAATAGTCTTACACAGGCTCAGCTTCAATCAGGAGTTGTTCGTAATCTAGGTATGGCGAATCGTCAAGTATCTAGGGTGCTTACCCTTGTATCTGACGATGCTACGGCTACGGATAGTATCTTAGGTCCTTATCACGGCAGATATCCTAGCCGAACATCTGCGACTCAGAAAGCGGGTCCCGTAGTAGTTAATTACAGATATAATGATAGATTTGAATTCCCTACCTCTAAGAGAAATCCAGCTGAACACTTCACTCACTTCACTCAATCAGAATCTATTCCGTTTGTATCACGTGAAGAATATTCTCGTGAGCAAAGAGGTCTTACAGACTACTATACCTTTGAAGGACACGACCAAGCGAGTGCTGCTGGACTTCCAGGTCAGTTCTTTATGTTAGGCACACGCCTTACCAATGGCAGAGTAGGTCAAAGAGGTATTGAACTTCACTTACAGATGGGCGATGCGGCGAACCCTATGGCTGTCCCAGTAGATGGAGTGTATACCGCTCGTTCATTCTGTGAATACATGCGACTTGCCCGTCTTGAGTCGGGTATGTTCTCTGTCTTCAACGCATAAAAAACTATTAATAATTAAAATGATATCTTTTTCTTTGCTTATACTAATGAACTGTTTAGAATTATTTAGCGGAACTCATAGTTTCGGTAAGTGTGCTGAGGCTCTGGGTCATAATGTAATATCATTAGATATTGATGGAAGAGCCACTATTAATAAAGATATCTTAGAATGGGACTATACAATCTACCCTAAGGATTATTTTGATATAATATGGGCGAGTCCTCCTTGTAATGAATATAGTTGTATGAACTATTGTCGCCCTGAAAAAGTATGTGATATAGAAGGTAGTGATAAATTAGTATTGAAAACATTAGAGATAATCAATTACTTTAATCCTGAGTTATGGTATATAGAGAATCCACAAACATCACTCTTAAAGTCACGACCCTTTATGAAAGATATACCTTATGTAGATGTTGACTATTGTATGTTCGGATGGTATATTAGAAAAAGAACTAGAATATGGACTAATAAACAACACCCTACTATATTATGTGATAAGAAGTGTGGAGCCTATAAAGAGGGTAAGCATTTATCATTTAGTCAATT